GTTGAACCCAGCCGTCCGAGAGCTCGCCTCGGCGGTTCTCACCGCCAAGCAACTCGAAGCGTGGGAGCTGTGGGAGGAGGGTCTCGGCTACGGGCGCATCGGACTCAAGCTCGGCATCAGTACATCGGCGGCGCGCAACAGAATCCATTCGGCCCTTCGAAATATCGAGGTGGAACTTGAGAGGAAAGGGACTACCCCCCATCCCGTACGAAAGTCGGACGGTACTGAGCTTGCGCCGGCGGCTTGAAGATCGCGAGATGATGGAGCAGAGCGAGCGGATCGCACGCGAAGTAGGCATGACAGTCGGCGAGGTCGAGGGGTTTCGCTCCAAGTTGCCCGCAGATCCCATGTCTCTTCGTGGGATCCCCGTGCAAGGTCGGGGAATCGGTGGAGCTATCAGGGACTCTCGCCCCGGAGACGGACTCGAGTAGTGGAGCTCCCCGAGGTGCCCATCCCGACGGAGATCCCCGCGGACACTTCACCTTTCATCGCGGACGGAATACGTCGCTCGCGGCTTGAGCGACAGCAACGCGAGGCGCTCCTGGGTGTGCTCCGCGAACTGAAGATTCCCGAGTCGACGCTTCCAAGACTCCGTCGCGCGAAGAAGCGCAAGGTCTATCTCGAGCGGTTCGCCGCACGAAGACGAGCGCGGCTGGCCGACGTTGCGTTCGAGGACTTCACAAGGGCGGAGATCATTCGCCGCGACGGGCGGTGGTGCTACCTGTGCGGCCGTGGAGAACTCACCGATACCGAGATTCACATCGAGCACAAGGTTCCGATCTCGCGTGGCGGAGGTCATACGCTGGAGAACGTGGCGGTTGCCTGCGCCGACTGCAACACACGCAAAGGGAGCATGACGGTCACCGAATACTTGCGGTCGCTCCGACCGATGCGCTAACCTCTTCCGTACCCCCTTCGCCTGGTAGGGAAGGAAGGGTGCCAGCGCCACAGGTGTCACTTCAGCCGGTCGAGAGGCCGGTTTTCTCATGCTCAAGATCGAACCGAAGGCCGATCCAGTCGGTCGCAAACTCGTGCGCCTAGCTGACATACCACTCGATGTCCGGATGCTGGCTGCCGAGCGCTGCATGGCTGAAGCGGCCACCGACGAGGAGGTAGCGCAACTGTTCGAGCTCGTCTACGACCCAGGCGACCGCGGCGGACGGGTCGCTGCGTGACGGTGGCGACGCGCAAGCCCAAGACAGTCGAACGCGGGTATGGCGTGGCGCATCGGCGGCTTCGTAGCGTGATGGCGCCGCAAGTCGCTGCCGGGCTCGTCTCGTGCGCTCGCTGCCACCGGCCGATCGAACCCGGGGAGCCGTGGGATCTCGGCCACGTCGACGACGACCGCTCCCGCTACTCCGGCCCCGAGCACGCTCGCTGCAACCGCGCGACGGCCGGGCGTGAGATCACGAGGACATCGCGAGCGTGGTAGCGGTCATCGGCGCTCCCAGGATCAGCTCCGTCCCCGAGTACGAGCGCTCCCTCGGCCCCGAAGTGATCGAGCTCACCGCATCGGCGGGGCTCGTTCTCGACGACCATCAGCAACTCGTCATCACCGGCGCTCTCGGCCTTCGCGACGACGACAAGTTCGCGGCCTTTGAGGTCGGCGTCGTCGAGCCGCGTCAGAACGGCAAGGGCGGAATGCTCGAGGCGCGGGAACTGGCCGGCGTCGTGCTGCTCGGCGAGGAGCTCATCATCCACTCGGCGCACGAGTACGCGACCTCGCTCGAGGCGTTCTACCGGATGCAGCCGCTGCTGGAGACGGCCGGGGTCGCGATCCGGCGTGTACGCAACGCCCACGGCGAGCAGGGCTTCGACTTTATGAACGGGTGCCGCATCCGTTACCGCACGCGTACGCGCGGCGGCGGTCGGGGGTTCTCCTGCGACTGCCTGCTGCTGGACGAGGCGATGTTCCTGCCGGAGTTCGCGCACTCGGCGCTGCTGCCGACGATGTCGGCTCGTGAGAACCCACAGGTCTGGTACATGGGCTCGCCCGTCGACCAGGAGACGCACGAGCACGGCATCGTGCTGGCGCGCGTTCGCGAGCGCGGTCTCTCCGGCGATCCGTCACTCGCGTACTTCGAGTGGTCGCTGCCCTACGAGCACCCCGACGAGGTGCCCGACCACGTCGCCTCGGACGAGGATGCGTGGGCACAGGCGAACCCGGCGATGGGCATCCGCATCTCGGCCGAGCACGTCGGGCATGAGTACCGCTCGCTGTCGGCGCGGAACTTTGCAGTCGAGCGCCTCGGCGTGGGCGACTGGCCGAGCACCGACCTCGAGTCCTCGATCATCGACCTGGATCTCTGGCGCGACCTCGTCGACGCCGACTCCCGCCCGCTCGATCCGGTCTGCCTCGCGTTCGCGGTCAAGCGTGACCGCTCGCGCGGTGCCATCGCCGCAGCGGGCCTTCGCTCCGACGGCAAGGCGCACATCGAGATCATCGACCACCGCCCCGGCACGGGCTGGATCGTCGATCGCATGGCCGAGCTCGTCGCGCGGCACAAGCCGCTCTCGGTCGTCTGTGACGGCGGCGGGCCTGCGGCGTCGCTGATTCCGGGCTTCGCCGACGTGAGCGTTCCGGTCTCGACGATCAACGGCACGGAGTTCGCGAAGGCGTGCGGGATGTTCTTCGACGTCACCCAGAACCGCAAGCTCAGGCATCTCGGAACGAGCGAGCTGCTCGCGGCCGTCAAGGGCGCCTCGCAGCGTTCTCTCGGCGAGGCATGGGCATGGGCACGCAAGGCCGCGACCGTGGACATCTCGCCGCTAGAGGCCGTCACGATCGCGCTATGGGGGTCGATGTCGACTCCTGCCAAGCCGGTCTACCGCGGCAAGGGCGTCGCGTGAGCACTCTCGCCGACGCGCAGCGCTGGCTCGACGGGCTCGAGACCGAGCTCCTGTCGCGCCAGTCGGAGCTTCAGACCTACGACGACTACTACCGCGGCAACCATCCGCTCCCGTTCCTCACCCCGGCGCACGAGGCCAAGCTCCGCAACGAGTTTCGCCGGCTGCTCGAGGAGTCGCGCTCCAACTTCTGCCGCCTGGTGGTCGACGTCACCGAGGAGCGCCTGCGGGTCGAGGGGTTCCGCCTCTCGGCGTCCGACGACCAGCCCGCCGACAGCGAGGCGTGGCGCATCTGGCAGGCGAACGGCATGGACGCCCAGGCTCCTGCGGCTCTTGTCGAGAGCCTGATCGACGGCGTCTCGTACCTGTCGGTGTGGGCGGGCGATCAGTACCCGACCATCGCGATCGAGGACGCGTCGCAGACGGTTGTCGCGTACGAGGCCGGCTCGAACTACCGCCGCCGCGCCGCAGCGCTGAAGATGTGGGCGGACGAGTGGACGGGGCTCGATCGCGCGAACATCTACCTGCCCGACGGCATCTGGAAGTTCGAGGCCAAGCGCGCCCGCGAACAGGAGATCGGAACCCCGCAAGCGCTGTCGGCTACCCGAGCGCGCCCGCGCGAGTCGCGCTGGTCGCCGCTCGAGACCGGGGCGTTCGTCGAGAACCCGATCGGCGTGGTGCCGATCATCCCGCTCCGCAATCGCCCGCGCGTGCTCGTCGAGGGCGAGTCCGAGCTCGCGGACGTGGTGAACGTCCAGGCGCAGATCAACGGCTTCCTCTTCCTGCTCGCGATCGCCGGCTACTTCGGCGCGCACCGCCAGCGCTGGGCGCTCGGTGTCAGTCTCACCGAGGAGAGCGGCGAGCCGTTCTTCTCGGCGACCGATCGGCTCTGGATCGACGAGAACCCCGAGGCCAAGTTCGGAGAGTTCTCGCAGACGGATCTTTCGGGCTACATCAAGGCGATCGAGCAGAAGATCCTCCACATCGCCGTCACGACGCGCACGCCTCGGCACTACCTCATCGAGCAGGGCCAGTCACCGTCGGGCGATGCCATCAAGTCGGCCGAGTCGGGGCTCGTCAAGAAGGTCGAGCGCAAGCACCTGCCGTTCGGCGAGGGCTTCGAGGAGGCGCTCAACCTCGCGAGGCGCTTTGCCGGCGAGGAGGCCATCCCCGTCGACTCGGAGATCATCTGGGCGGATCCCGAGATTCGCTCCGAGGCCGAGATCACCGACGCCGCCATCAAGCGCTTCCAGGCCGGTCTCACCCCCTGGCCGCAGGCGATGGAAGACCTGGGCTACTCGGCAACGCAGATCGCTCGGATGCTCGAGCAGTTCGGCGGCGTCATGCCCGTGACAAACAACAGCGAACCGACTCCGTTGGAGGAGCCAACGGCGTAGGTGCTCTGTGGCGAGCACGGCTCGTCACGACGAAAGGAGCCAACCCGCGATGGGTAACGAAGTCATGGATCAAGAAGAGACAACAACCGAGACCACCGAGGCCGTGGATAACGAGGACATCGAGGCTGTCTCCGAGAAGGCCGAGAACCCCGACGTCGTCAAGCGCGCGCTGATGGCCGAACGGGAGGCTGCGAAGAAGGCCCGGCAACGTGCTGAGGAACTGGCTGCTCGGGTCAAGGAGTACGAGGATCGCGACAAGAGCGATCAGGAGCGCCAGGCTGAGCGCGTCGCTGAACTCGAGGCGTCGCTGACTCCGCTCCAGGCCGAGAACCTGCGGCTGAAGGTGGCGATGGAAAAGGGTTTGCCCGCCGAGCTGATCAAGCGGCTCGAGGGCGAAGACCGGGAAGCTCTCGAGGCGGATGCCGACGAGCTTCTCGCGTTGGTCGCGAAGACCAGAAGCGCCTCGCGAGGAGACGCCGATCAAGGAGCGCGGACTGTCGGAGGCATCAAGCAGATGTCCGAGGCCGAGCTCAAGACCCTGTACGCCCAGGGGAAGGTCAACGAGATCCAAGAGGCCCGCAAAGCCGGGCGGCTCTCAGACCTGCTCGGGGCGCACTAAAACTTCAAGGAAAGCGTGATAACCAATGGCTGTTGACGGGTTTCGCCCAGAGATCTGGGCATCAGAGATCCTCAGCAATCTGAACAACGAACTCGTGTACGGCGCGCTCTGCAACCGTAACTACGAGGGCGAGATTCAGAACGCTGGCGACACAGTCCACATCACGTCCATCGGGTCGGTGTCAACTCGGGCCTATACCGAGCTGACCTCGATCACCTGGGACGAGGTGGCGGACACCCAGCAGGACCTCCTGATCGACCAGAAGCGCTATTTCGCGCTGAAGGTCGACGACGTGGAGCGCAAGCAGGCATTGCCGTTTCTCGACGAGGCGACTCGCGAGGCGGCGTATGCCCTTCGGGACAACGCAGACGCGGTTGTCTCGGCGGCGATGTATGCCGCAGTCAACGCAACTGGCAACGACATCGGGGCCAAGACCGCTGACATCTCCGACAACACGGCGTACGGCATTCTCGTCAGTCTCGCGACCACGCTCGACCGCGACAACTGCCCGAGTGACAACCGCTGGGTCGTCGTGTCGCCGGAGCTGCACGGGGCACTTCAGCAGGACGCCCGCTTCACGGACGCTTCGGCTTCCGGTTCGACGGATCCTCTCCGCAACGGCTTCATCGGCCGCGCGGCGGGATTCAATCTCTACAAGTCGAACCAGACGCCCGACCCGACGGCGAGCACCTACGCAGTCATCGCCGGGCACCCCTCGGCGACCTGCTACGCGGAGCAGATCCTCGAGACGGAGGCAATCCGCCTTCAGGACTTCTTCGGTGACGGTGTTCGTGGCCTGCACGTCTTCGGCGTGAAGGTCGTTCGGCCGACGTGCCTCGCCCTGGCATCGGTGACGGTCCAGGCGTAGTGATCGCGTTCGTCTCACCCGCGTGGCGCCGCTTCGACGTCACACGGCTTGCCCTCGCTCAGCGGGCGCACCTTTGCGGTGTGCTCGCTGAGCGGGGCATCGAGGCGACCTGCGTCGTCATCGCCGACGACGAGAACCTCGACATCGCCTCCGAGTACGGCTTCCACACGCTCGAGCAGTCGAACGCCGAGCTCGGGCGCAAGTTCAACGATGGGTTCGAATACGCCTTCCGAGAGCTCGAAGCGGACTACGTCGTCCACGTCGGCTCGGACAACTGGATCCACCCGGACGTCCTCGATGTCCTGCCGCTCTCCTACACGCAAATGCCCGAACCGACCGACGAGAACCCGGTCGTCGTCTGGAGCGACGTGCCCCAGATCGTCGCGGGAACCGAGATGACGCTCGTCGACCTTCTCTTCGGGAAATTGCGCCGGGTGAAGCACGGCAGCCGCCGCGGTGTCATTCCGTGGGTGATCCCACGCCGCGCGATGGAGTCCTGCGGCTTTCGCCCGATCCCCGAGTCCATGGCCATCGGCATCGACTACGCGCTCGTCGTCGGCCTCGGCATTCAGCCCGAGTTCATCTTCCACGACCCCCGCGACTGTGCGCGCGTCGATTTCAAGTCGGACACGAACCTGAACTCATACGACGCGGTAACTGGCGCGATCGGCTACGGCGAGGAGCAGTCTCCGTGGAGCGTGCTGGCTGAGCACTACCCCGTGCACCTCGTTGAGATGGCACGCAGCATTTCGCTCTTCAGCGGAAACGTTGTACTCGAAGAGGTCAGGTACGCGTGAGCACCCTTGTCTTCGTCGTCCCGGCCTACCGCCGCTTCGACCTCACGCGCGTCTGCCTCACGCAGCTCGCGCGCACCTGCTCGGAGCTTGGTGACCTCGGAATCGAGGCAACGGCCGTTGTGATCGCCGACGACGAGAACCTCACCGTCGCGTCCATGCTCGGATTCGCGACCGTTCGCCGGGAGAACTCACCGCTCGGGCGGAAGTTCAACGATGGCATCGAGCTCGCCGGGAAGCATCTCGCCGCCGACTACGTGGTGCCGATCGGAACCGACAACTGGGTCGATGCCGACCTGATCGCGATCGTGCCCGGCTCGGGGA